TCTAAATCAAACACTGGCACAGAAGGTGTTCCTCAAGTTGATGTTAATAGTCTGGATATGAATAATCCAGAACACAGAAAGAAATATGCTGACTGGCGTAAGTCACAAGGCACGTTTTAAATTAACAACAAACAAAGGAGACATTAACAATGTCAACAGCAACAACAAACACGACATCATTGAATGATCTGATTGCACCCATCGTACAAGAAGCGATGTTCGTAGCATCAGAGACTGCAATTATGCCAGGACTTGTGAAAAACTTCACAGTTCCTGCAAATTCTGGTAAGGTATTACAAGTACCATTATACGGAACACAAACAATCGCATCAGACGTAGGTGAGAACGCAGAAATATCAATGACTGCAATCTCTACTGACAAGGCTGACATCACTCTTACAGAGGCTGGTATAGCGGCGAAGGTGACTGATATGTCAAGAAATCACTCAACTTCAAATGTTATCGCAGACTTAGGTAAATTATTTGGTGAAGCGATTGCGAAAAGACACGACAGAGCATTAACGGCTTTGTTTGGTTCTTTCACAAATCAAATCAACGCGGCAACAGACACTCAAAGTGAATTAACTGTGGCGGACTTACACAAAGCATACGCAACTTTAAAAGCGGCTGGTGTACCAGGTCCATACTACGGTGTGTTCACTCCACAGTCTCTATTCGCATTGAAGTCTAATCTAACTAACACATTCGCAAATCCAACAAATGCACTTGTTGTGACTAATCAGGCTATGTCTGAAGGTTTCATAGGTAGAATTGCTGGTATTGATGTGTTTGAAACATCTAACATCGTAGAGAGTTCTGCGACATCTGCCACTTGTGGTGTGTTCGCCAGAGACGCTTTAGGATTAGCGGTGGCTCAAAGATTAAACATTGAGACTCAAAGAGACGCTTCATTAAGAGCGGAAGAAGTAGTAGCATCAACAAGATATGGTGTTTCTGTTCTTCACAACACTTATGGCGTTAAAATAGACGTAGATAACACAATCTAATAAGAGGGTTTATCTCGCTCATAATTGGGGCCAGTGGCAACATTGGCCCCTTTTTTTACGACTATGATTGTTTGGTTCAACGGACACAGTCAGCGACAACTCTTGGACCTGCCCAAGCGAGGCCTTGAGATTGGTTGCAATTACATCAGGCGTGTTAGGCCTGTTGATTTCGTAGTGGCCTATGATCCAGATGTGATCAATACCATTGACAGAGAACAAGGCATTGTATATTACACACGGCCTGATTATGCTGTTGGTGATGAATGGCTCAAGATAGGCCAACAACCAGTACAAGGATTGAACAGCGGTTGTCTTGCAGTCTTACTGGCAACCAAACTCACACACAAACCTATCTACATCATAGGTTGTGACTGGGGACTAAATTTAAAAACTGTATTTGATTACGGCAAAGGTGAACAACGCAAATACAACAATCAACAGAAAAAGTTCTTAAAACAATTGGCACAGGACAACGAAATCGTGGTGGTTAATGATCACAAGGTAGATGTGCCTGTTGAGATAATCTCATCTGCGGAGTTCCGCAATAAATACTGATACACAAGGTAGGACCTTGTAGAAACTAAAAGAAGGACTTTTACAAATGGCACAATTTGCAACAGATACGGACCTGTTAGAGTATGTTCCAGACATCAAGAAATATGGAATACAAGACTGGTCAGCACAGCACGAGAAAACTTACGACGACATAATCAGACTACTGAATATAAAATGGTGGCCTACAACTGGATTTTCAAGATATGACATTTCAGTCCTTGGAGGTAGCGAGAAACTATCACCAAGCAGATTGAATGCCAGCCAGTTCACGAGGGCCGCTGTCTATCACACTCTTGCTTATTACATCTATCCTAAACTTTCAACATTTGAACCTGATGGAGATTCATTCAGGGAGCAGATGGGTTTTTACAAGGCCAAGTTTGAAGAGGAATTTGATCTAATATTGAAAGACGGCGTCCACTATGACCTTGATTCATCAGGCACATTCACGGACAGTGAGAAACAAGCATTTTATAAAGGTAGATTGATTAGATAATGTCAGCAAGAGAAGATATAGCAAACAACATAGTTGAACAGTTGGAGAATATGACTGATCCTGCTCCAGGCAAGGTATCAAGAGTTTTCTTTGACGTCCAGAAATTGGCGATCACACAATTTCCTGCGATCTTGGTTGTGACCAACAACGAGACAAGAACAGATGTCAGTATGACAGCGAGGGAAGGTGTCATAGCATATGAATTGAGATGTTATGTGAGGGGCACAGAAGTTGACACCTTGAGAAACGAGATCATAGAAAGAATTGAAGAAACACTTGAGGTATCCAGGGACAGAGATATCACGATAAGCACAAGCAATATTCACAATGTCAAAACACAGATATCAAACATAGATGTAATTGAGAGGGAACTGCCTCTTGGTGAGGTGGTTGTCACTGTGGATGTAAAATACCAATATAAAAAAGGAGTCTTATAATGCCAACAGAAATGTTTAAAGGACAGAATTCAGAGATGGTTGAAGCAAAACAAATGCAACAACGTCTGAATGACGGATGGACCTTCACTCCGTCAAACACTGCCAAAGGACGTAAAGATAAAATCAAAGCGTCTGCGGTGGTCAACAACAAACCAGATCTTGATGGTCCAAAAGATCTAACAACACAGGAGAAATAAGATGGCAACAAATTCAGCATCTTATGATGGACAGGCTGGGATAGTAAAGTTTGACGTATCAGGCACGCCAACGGCGGTTGCAGAAGTTAGATCTTTCACTATTGACCAGGAAACAGCGACAGTTGAAAAAACTAAAATGGGAGACACTTCAAGAAGTTATCTACCAAGTTTAGCACAATTCAGCGGTACGATGTCTGTATTTCACAGAGACGATGACGCGGCTCACAATGCGATATTCTTATCAGCACAGGGCGGATCAGCGGCTTCTATTGAAGTATATCCATCAGGCGAAACGACAGGTGTCAAATTATCAGGCGAGATTTTAATCACAGGTGATTCAATCACGTCTAACTTTGACTCAATGGTAGAGAGAGAAATCTCTTTCCAAGGGAACGGAGCACTTACAAAAACTAACTTATAATTTTTATGAAGATTAGTATAAGGGTATCCCCCCAAGCAAACAGAGTTATCTCTGGCCTTAAAACGGATTTGGCCAAGCAGGTACGCTCAATATCCAACGACCTCTTCACATCGCTGAAGAAGTTCACACCAGTACGTTCTGGTCGTGCAAGGAATGCCTGGAAGAAAAGAGATGGTAGATTCAAATTTACTATCAGGAACAATGTTCCTTACATAGGCAGACTTGACGATGGATATTCAAACCAATCACCTAAAGGCATTACACGACCAGCCGTTAGGGAGGTTGCTAACAAATATAGGAGAAAAAGATAATGTCAGCAACAGACAAAATAAAAAATCACTACCAGTCAGCGATTGGCGGTGAGATGCAAAAGATAAAAGTTGAAGAATGGGATATGGAGATCTATTGTAGAAAAACATATTCATTCAAGGACGAACAACGGATCATACAACTACAGAGCGAAGGCAAAATAGTTGACAGTCTTGTTGAAAGTCTCTTGATCAAGGCCAGAGACGCAGAGGGCAAAAGAATATTCTCTGATGCGGACAGGCTGACTTTGATGAATGAGGCGGACCCTACGGTTGTCACGAGGGTGGTAGGACAGATCAACGGTGCGGGACCAAGAACCCTAACTCCAGTTGAGTCTGCAAAGGAATCCATTCCAACCCAGAGTTAAGACTCCTTTTGGTGTTGGCGGACAGGCTCAAAAAGAGTCTGAAAGAAGTAATGGAGTTCACCACCGTTGAACTGGAAATGTGGGCAGGTTATCTTCAACTTGAGGCAAATGCACATAAGAAGCAAATGCGTGATATGAAAAGGAAGAAAAGATAATGGCTGATGCGAACATAGTCTTAAAAGCGGACAGTAGGCAGGTCCAACAGGCAACAAGAAACCTTGACTCAATGAGGTCAAGCCTTGGCGGCCTTGGCACAGCGGCAAGATTAGCGGCGGGTGCCTTGGTTGGTATTGGAATTGGCAAGTTTGGTAAGAGTGTTGTCAATGTTGGAAGACAGGTAGAGAACCTACAGACCAGATTCAAATTCCTTTTTGGATCAGCAGAAGAAGGTGCAAAGGCATTTGACACTTTGGCGAAATTCGCTGGGACGGTGCCATTCACACTTGAAGAGATAGCGGCCGCATCAGGAAACTTGGCCGTAGTTTCAAAAGACGCAGAAGCATTAGGAAAAAATTTACAACTGACGGCCAACGTGGCCGCCATATCAGGTCTTGATTTCAAACTGGCTGGAGAACAGATCCAGAGGGCCTTATCAGGTGGTATATCATCAGCAGACCTATTAAGGGAACGAGGTATCAAGGCATTGTTAGGATTCAAGGACGGCGTCAAAGTCACTGTGAAAGAAACACAGGAGGCATTTGACAGGGTCTTTGGACCAGACGGAGAATTCGCAGGGGCGGCCGTTGCCTTGGCAAACAACTTTGATGGTTTACAATCAATGGTACAGGATAAGTTCTTCAACATAAGAAAGATCATATCTGATTCAGGACCATTTGACAGGCTCAAAGCAATCGTTGGTGTGTTTGACAAAGCCTTAACAAACAATTTTGACAACATAGAGAAAGCCGCACAGGGATTTGGACAAGCCATCGTAGAAGGTTTTGAGAAAACATTGATTGGTGGTGCTATGGCACTTGACGCCATACAGCCAGTGACCGCTTTCATAACCAAAGCATTCAACAACATAGTCACAGCCACAAATAATCTACCAGGATACATCAAAGCACTTGGTGTGGTTGGATTCCTTGCATTGGGCATAAAAGGCAAATTGATAGTGGCCGTCATAGCGGGTGTGTCAGACAAGATAGTTAATATCTTCGCAGGACTAATTGATTTCATAGCCAAAGGTAAAGAGAAGGTAGCGAATTTCTATGACGCATTGGGAATGAAAGAAGCCGCAAAGAATATGCGTAAGAATTCAATGTCAATGAAGAAAGAGGCTGATGCCTTGAGAAAGAAATTTTCTGGCGTAGGCAAAGAAAGCAGTAAGACTGTTCAGTCAATTGATGAGATGATTGAGACCGTTGGAGAGAACGGTGATGCATATGGTTCAAACACCACAAGGATACTTGAATTCCTTAAAGCATTGAGGGAGGAAGAAAAATTACAGAAAGAGACCAAAAAGAACATTGATGAGAAGATTGCCTCAGCAAAAAAAGATGAGGACCAAACCAAGAAACTCACAGACGCACTTGGTGATTACAAGAAGAAAATGATTGAGACCTTTGAGGAGGCCGCAGAAAAATTCAACGCCATTGATGTTGCCGTTGGTCTAACAAAACAAATATTCACATCTTTGAAACAGGGCATTGGTGACGCATTCGCTGACGCCATCCTTGGTGCGAAGAGTCTAAAAGAATCTTTAAGTGATCTCGCACAGAATGTGCTACGGCAATTGATATCAGGTGTGATACAACTTGGAATAGAGATCTTCGTGTTTGATGTTATGCGAGAAAAGATAAAAGGTGCAAGGCTTGAGGCAGAAGCACTCAACAAACAATTAAGAAGTCAGGCAATGGGGCAGGCATTAGGCAGTATGTTTGGACCAGTTGGTTCAATCGTTGGAAGCATTTTTGGTGGCTTCTTTGCTGACGGTGGTAGGATCCAGTCAGGACAGTTTGGCGTGGTTGGTGAGAACGGACCAGAGATAGTGTCAGGCCCAGCGAACGTCACTCCAATGGACGAAGCAGGCACAGGCACGACCAACGTGTCTTTCAACATCAGCACGATTGATGCCACTGACTTTGACACACTACTAACTACAAGACAAGACCTAATCATTGGTTTGATCAACAGAGGTCTCGCAGAACGAGGCAGAAGGAGTTTAACAGCATAATGGCAGGTACATTTCCATCAACAGCAGGTTTCCAAACTTTAGATTTCACCAGCAACACAAACACAAGGACGTCAGTGAGCGTATCTGGCAAGACACAGAGACTCCAGACTGGATCTCAGTATTGGAGTTTCACTCTCAAATCACCAAAGAAGGACAGGGCGGACGTAATGAGCGATTATGCGTTCTTGGTCACACAGAATGGCCAGGCAGACACTTTCACGATAGTGCCACCAGTGATAACAGATGCCAGAGGCACGGCATCTGGAGTTATCACGATCAACGCAACCTATGCCGCTGGACAATCATTAGTCAAGGGCAACGGTGGTTCAGGCACACTCAAGAAAGGTGATATCATAAAATTCTCAAATCACACGAAAGTTTATATGATCACAGAGGATATCAATATGGATTCTTCATCAGAAGATTTTTTCAACATATATCCACCTCTGGTTACGGGCATCACAAATTCAACAACCGTCACCTATGACGATGTGCCATTCAAGGTGTATCTCACAGGCGACAACATCCAGTACAAATCAAGCACTGATGGCAAGTTCCAATACCAGATAAAAGTCAATGAGGAGATCTAATGGCAAGACAGTTAGCATCTTCTGTACAGACTAAATTAGGAGCGAGTTCAGTATTTGGTGTAGATCTCATAGAACTACATCTTTCAACCAGCCTGTATTTCACAAGTTCAAACATAGACTTAGATTTTGACAGCAACACCGCACCTGACTCAGGTGCCAACACATACCTGGCACAGGGTCAATTCTTGTACTTTGGCAACATAGTGGAGAGTTCAGATCTTCGTGTTGGTCAGGTTGATCTCACATTCACCGCAGTTGACACCACCACTGTGGCATTGTTGTTGAACAACAACTATATGAACAAGAGGGTGGTGATCTACAGGGCGATCCTTGACAGCGATTACAGTTTCACATCAGATGACGTGTTCACTGTGTTTGATGGCAGGATAATGAATTACAGCATACGAGAAACAGAATCAACAGCGACGGTGACGATGACAGTGGCCAGTCTGTTCGCGGACTTTGAGAGAAAGAACGGCAGGAGGACCAATGACGCCAGCCAACAGAGTGTGTTCAGTGGAGACCTTGGTATGAACTTCTCAGCAGAAATAGTCAAAGACATAAAATGGGGTAGGAAATAATGCAGATCAGAGACTTTCACATTAAGGATTTCAACGACTTCAATGAATTGGCCTACAAGGCGGTTTTTGAAAGGGGTTTCGTTGACACAGAATTTGACAAACAGAATTGGAACGTGCATATGAAACGATTGGTGTCTTTGAACAGCAACGTGGTCAGATGCATCTATGACAATGACGCGATGGTTGGTTTCTACATCCTACAACTACACAACCTACCTTGGAATCACAGGACACAGGGTCTTTTCACATTGATACACCTGACACCTAATTTGAGGACCAAGGAGATATATGCGTCGTTATTCAGAGACGCACAGGCAGTGGCACAGGCCAATCACTGTGAGAAGATACAGACCACAGACCAAAGTATTCTATGCGACAACGACACAAAATTAAACATACTACACGGTCAAGACTACAACCAGATTGACTTTGTTTGGGAGAAAAAAATCAATGGATAGGCAAAGATACCCAAAACAGATTCCTGACGCATATACAGGCGTCTGTGTTGGAGCAAACACCATTAAAAGCATCACGAATGATGTGATTGACTTCTATTTGAAGTTTGATCGTTATAACCATTTGACCTATGTGGATCTCTGGCAACACATCCATCCTTCAATCAAGAATGATCAGTACAAAGTTTTCCAAACAAATGGTGAGATATGGGGTTTCGCCAATTGGGCCTTTATGAGCAACCAGGTGCTACACAAATTCACCACAACAGGCAAGATACACACATTGGATTGGATGACAGGATTCAACCTATGCTACATTGATTTCGTGGCGTCACGCGATGCGTTCTATGTTATGAAATGGTTGAAGAATCACAGTGTGAGGATGATGGGTGCCAACAGACCAATCTATTGGGCAAGGGCGGACAAGTTTAAGATCAAGAGAATTACAAAACAACACACGAAAGGACATTGGTTATGGGCGGAGTAGTAAGATCAGTCACCAAAGCAGTAAAGAGTGTGGTCAAAGGAGTTGGCAAGGTTGTCAGCAGTGTGGTTTCAGCAGTGACATCACCCTTTGGTGCCAGCACAGATGTACCAGACTACGATATAGGCCAAGATCAAACAGAAGCGATCCAAGGTGTTCTCATCAATGACGAGGGTGCGGTCAAAGACATTCCTATCATCTACGGTGAAAGACAGGTGGGTGGCACAAGGGTATTCACATCAACAAATGGCTCAACCAATCAATATCTATATGTTGCGATGGTTCTGAGTGAAGGTCAATGCAACGCGATGACCAAACTTTTCATAGACAACAACGAAGTCACATTGAGTTCATACGCACACGGTGTACAGGCAACTGTGGGATCAGGCAGATACAAGGACAGATTGAAATCACAGTTCTTTGATGGCAGGGATGACCAGACTGTTTCAACACTATTGCAGGAAGCACCCAACTGGACTTCCAATCACAGATTGAGAGGACTGTGCTACATCGCATTGAGATTTGAATGGAAGAAGATTGAGACACAGGAAGATGCTGACAACAATCCTTACTCAGGTGGCATACCGCAGATCAGGATACAATTACAGGGCAAGAAAATTTTAGATGTCACAGGAATCAATCCTGCATCATACAACACGGCGTATGCATCAGACACAGTGGCATATTCAAAGAATCCTGTGAACGTTTTGGTTGACTATCTACGGAATGACAGGTACGGCAAGGGATTGGCCAATGATGTGTTTGACTGGACCAGTTTCAAATCAGCGGCCCAGCAGTGCGACCAGACAGTGACCTATGCCAACAGTTCAACCTCAAAGGCCTTCACCTGTGATGCGGTGATAGACACGGCCAACAACCTGATGAGCAACTGTAAGATCATCTTGGCAGGTTTCAGGGGCATTATGCCATACCAACAGGGACAATATTTTTTAAAAGTGGAAAATGGTGGAGATGACACGGACATCACGGCCACACCTGCTTCACCCTCAACGGTTTTCACCGTCACCAATGATCACATCATTGGCGGTATGCAGATAGAGGGAGAGTCCAAACAACACAAATGCAACAGGTGTGTGGTGACCTACATTGATCCCACATCAAACTATGAACCCAACGAGGTGGCCTATCCTGACATAGGTAGCAGTGACGACAACACATTCCTCACACAGGACAACAGCATCAGATTGGAGAAGAGGGTCACACTGCCAACCATAGCCAACAGGAAGATAGCGGAGCAGTACGCCCGTGTGTTCGTGAGGAGATCACGTTCAGAGAAGTTGGTCAGTTTCGCAACCAACCTGGCCACATCAAACACGGCGGTTGGTGATCTCATACAGGTACAGAATTCAAACTTGAGCCTTGACGCAGTGTTCAGGATAATGGATATGCGTCTCAACACCGCAGGCAACATTGAGATAACAGCACTGGAGCACCAGTCAGGTGCCTACGCCATAGACGGTTCAGGCACGGACTACACCAGACCCACAACCAGCCTACCTGACCCATTCACGGTGGCGGCACCCAGTGGTCTCGCCTTGGCTTCTGGTTCAGCACAGAACTTGAATGTGAACACTGGCGGATATCTGTCATCAAACAGCACCATCGTGAGATTGAAGGCCAGTTGGACCGCATCAACTGATCCTTTCACCACTGAATACATCGTGCAGTTCAAACTGAGTTCAGATTCAACATTCATCACCGCGGGCATCACCAACGACACGGAGTTCTTCATACAGGGGGTCCTGACAGGTAGCAACTACGACGTCAGGGTGGCGGCCAGGAACGAACTGGACAGGCGATCCAACTTCGTTGCAGTCACTGGACACACCATAGCCTCATAATGAGACAGGACAGGTTCCTTGAGATCGTACGCCAACTTGGCCACTGGCGTTGTGACACCAAGAACGGTTCAGGCAAAGGCAATGTGAAATGTCCTGGTGATCCTTGGCACTATTGCACATTCTCTTATCACATCAGTCGTCGTGTCAAAAGTCATAAATTGGAATCCAAAAAACTGGTAAGGTGGTTTTGGTGATTTTGGTGCTTTGAAGACCAAAGCAGAGACCAAACCTTACCAACCAAACCAATAACCATTGACATTTCAGGTGTTTAGGCTATATACTTGTGATACAGGCAAACACAGGCAAACACAGACACCACAACGCGGAGCACTCACCAGCAAGAACGCGACAGTCAACAGGCACAATTCATTATGGCAGAGCGGGACTTGGACTGACCACCAGCCAGGTTTAAACAAAACGATGATGTACGGCAAGGATCAATGCCACCCGCACAAGGAAACATCTGGATGACGACTAACCTAACTCACATAGTGTCACCACCTGGAAACAGGTGGACTCTGATCTTCCTATCTACATAGAGTCTTCCCACAAAGAAAAAAATGAAGATGAGCACGGCGAATCTTCAGGTGGCGATGCCGCCTTTGACACAGCCACAAACTGTGACTCATAAATACAGATGCGTCAAGGTGTTGTCTTTACACTCCTTGCAGAATGTTTGACTTATAAGTC